GAATTATATGATTTACCAAAAATTGTTGCAACAGAAAGAATTCATAAAATGCTTACTGCCTTTGGCTTAGAAACAAATATGAACAATCGAATGGATACATTCAGCAAAGGGATGAAGCAAAAAGTATTAATTACTTCTGACATAAATATTTAAGATAAAAAGTTACCGATTAATCGTGTCCAAAATATAAAAAATAAGACATTTAGATTAACCGATAACTTATATTGTTTATAAAAAATTATTCTATTATTAAAACTTCGCTTGGTTCAGCTAGTTTATCGTATTCTAACCATAAATAATTTATATCACTTTTTTTAATAATATTAAATATATCATCAGATATATATTCAGCAGAATTTGTTAAGTCTAACGACCATCTAGCAATTGGATTAAATCTATCGACATAGAATAATCGTTCAACTATTGGTAGATCGTTACGATATAAAGCGATTTTACATTCCACACCTCTAATAGTCATAGGTTCAATTCCTCTTGGGGTGTTTACATTTACTTTAAATGTAACTGATTGTGGGTTATATTCTAATTCCTCTCTCATGTTAGAAGGGAAACTATCAATATCCTTAATATACTCAGCTAATAAATTATAATATTTACCTTTTATAAATTTACCATCTGAATTATTTTTATCAGTATCAACACTTAATTTAGTATTATAACTATTTTTAGATAATACTTTTTGAAGTTGGTTAATTGATGAAGGTAGAATTTTCCTGATATCAATGTAACTTCTTGTGTGTAAACTAAATTGATTACCGTCAATCAATCTTTCAAAAAGAACTACATCACCTTGGGTTAAAGCAAATTTAAATTTGTTAGTTATTTCGAACTCAGTCATAGTTATTTTAATTTTAATTAATTTATTGTAACAAAAATACTCAATTAATTCAATAATACTATAGTTTTAAAGATTATTTTTCATTTTTTTCTTATACTCATTAAGAAGTTGTTTTTCGCTCATAATAACAGTATAAAAAGGTTGTACGTAACTAACAAAATCACTTTTATAGATAGTTAAAAAACTATCTTCTGCCATTAATTTATATAAGTTTTTACTACCTCTGTCATTTGGCGATAATGGCATTTCCAATTGTTCTAATTCTTCAAACGCTTGTTCATTTAAAAAAGGTTCTTTTAAATTTACTAAAACGTAATTAGTTTTAAGTCTTTGAATACTATTCAATAAATTTTCAAAGCATTTTAAAGGTTTTTTCTTTTCCGAAATTCTTTTTTTATTTAAATCATCAGCTTGTTTACATATTTCTCTAACCGAGAAATTTTTAAATTTAAGTTCAGGAAAATATTTTAATAATGTTCCTTCTTGAATTCCTTCAATTCCTTTAATATTATCAGAAGTGTCACCACATATGACTTTCATTAATAAAGCATTACTATGATGATAATTAAAATATCTAAAAAAATTACTTTTATTTATAGGATATTCTATATTAGAAAATATAATAGTAATACCCAAATCTAATAATTGTAAAAAATCTCTATCATTGGTAAATATTATAATTTCTTCATCGTTGTAATGTGATAAACAATATTGTGCTATTAAATCATCTGCTTCAATTTCATCAATTTCTATTTGTCTAATAAAAAGTTCCTCTGCATATGCTTGAATTCTTTTTCTTTGAAATAAAATTGATTGTTCTTTTTCAAGTTCTTTTTTTATTTGATAATCGGTTAATTCAATTTTATTAGACCATTCCTTATTCTTTCTATTAGCTTTATATAATGGATCAATTAAATGCCTTAATTTACCACCCATTTCACCATCGAACATTAATATTACCTTCGTAGACTGATTATCTCTAATCAGTTTACGAAGGGTAGTATAAAAGCTATATAGTGCACCTATATGAATATCATTATTAAAGCTATCTTTATTAGCATGAAATGATCTTTTAATCAAATAGTTAGCATCTATTAATAGAGTTCTATTTTTCATTAATTATCAGTTTCACTAAATTTACTAAAATCAATTTTTTCATCTTCTTTGATCTCAATTTCTTTAATACCTATATCATTAATGCTAATATCGCCACCTAAAACATCTCTAAAAAATTTAAGATTATCCTTTTTGTATTGATCAACAGCTTCTTTTGATGCGCCAATAAATCCATGAGGTGTTGAAATAATATCTGCATCATTGAAAGCTATACCACCAAGATCAGAATCAAGATGATTTTTTACTACACCAGCAGTTACTTTAATACCAAAAGTTAATTCTCTACCTTTTGAAGTAGCAACCACTCTTGATGTACCATGTGATTTAATACCACCAAAATGTATAATTAATCTGGCAGCAGAAAATAATGCTTCACCACCTGAATGACGTAATACACCAGCACCACCTACCATTGAATCAAACCAAACTTTTTGTACACAAACCATTGTATTAGTATATGGTTTATTAATTTTTTTAGAATTAGGTATTCTATAATTAGTTAATGATTTAAATGACGATGCCATTGCACCAGCATTCCACATATTATTATTATTTGTATCTTTCTCAACAGCATCAATAGATTTAATACAATCTAATGTACCGATAGAATCAATAGCAAATAATAAATCATAAGGTAATTGTCCATCTTCTTGAAGATCAATAAAATAATGCATACAATTAGCTAAATCCTCAATTGCTGCTTGTTTTCTATTTTTATTTTGTGATTTACCAAATTTTTCTAATATAAATTCGTTATCAACCATGATATAAAAATCACTTTCGAAATCAAATCCCATTAATTTTAATCGTTTCTGACCAAGATTATTTTCAGTGTCTATAATGATTGGTAATATACCCATATTTTGTGCAGCAACAACTGATTCACAAAGCATTGTTGATTTTCCAGTATTAGAAAAACCTCTACAAAGATTTACATATCCTTTTGCGATTCCAGGTATTCCAATAACTTCACCAATAGCATCTGAACATTTTATCCATTGAAATTCTTTGAATGGAACATCTTCACCACCAACCTTCTTTTTAAAGTCAGTTATAGAAAAAGATTTTTTTTCTGTTGGTTTTCTAACAGGCACTGCACTATTAGAAGGAACTTCATTATTAATTTTTGCCATATTGTTTTTGAGTTAAAATAAGGGTATTCAATAAGAAAACTTACTAAATACCCTCATTAAATTGTTAATAATTTTTAAATCGTGAATTAAAATGGTAGATCACCATAATCATTACCAACTACACCTGTTTGTGGTGCTGTTGCTTCAGGTGCAATAAATGCTGCTGATGCATCTAAAACATTATCAGGAACTGGATTACTTACAACAATTGGAGCTGCTTTATAATCTTCTTCTTCATTATATTCTTCATCTTCATCTTGATCAAATGTTCTAGTTCTTGTGTTTGCAAGTTCTTGCAGATCAGGACGATTTGGGAATACCCAATGTTTATTATTTTCATCGCTCTTATCGAAATAAGGATTTACACCTTCAGCAATCATATGAAGCATTTCCAAGTTTGTAATGTTTGGTGCTTTCTTTGGTGGAAACACTGTTCTCCATGTAATATCATCATTAAGCCACTGCTCAACAACCAAAGGATCGTTATGTAATTTAGATTTTCCTTTATGTAATATAGCAGAAATGATTTTATAAGGTGTACCATTTGGCATTTGAGCATCACCCATAGTTATACTTAAATCAGTACCATTTTCTGGTGAAGCAAAATCGCATTTATTGGTTTCCATAAAATCTTCAAGAACTGGATAGATTTTATCTAAAGTTCCTTGATTTTTAAAATTGTGTTTAAATCTCCAAAATTTAACACCATCTTTTTCAGCACCTTTATCTACACCTTTAATAATGTAGAATTTTTTAGCTTCCCATTGAATAGCATCTTTGTAGATAGCATCGTTTTTAGCTTTAATCTCTTTCTGAGAATCACTCATGTTATCTTTTTTGATATACTTAATTGAATCATCTTGTTGTGAGATTTTCTTTTTGTATTTATTACATAAAGGACATGGTGCTGGGATCATTTTCGGTTTACCATCTAATCCTAATACAGGTTGTCCAGTAATAGGGTCAACTTTTACAACAGGTGGATCATTATGTGCTGGGCAGTAAACAATACTACCTTTTTTAATTTTACCACCAGAATCTATCATATCTACAACATGAAAATGAGCTTCTTCAAACCATTTTTCAGCATAAGGTAAAATTCTGAAAATCTCTTTTGTTGTTGTTGATTTAGGCATGAAATACTTAGCACGTATTTCTTCTAATGTTTTTCTTTGTGGTTTCGCTCCTTGTTTTTGATAATCTTGGAACTGTTTTTTGAAGTTAGCTAGTGGATTACCACTTGCATTTAAAATTTCATCCATTTCAATAATTTTTTAATTAATTTTAATTTTTCAGTAAATAATTTACAATACAAACGTACAACATTTATTTCATATAAATACTACGTTTTTCAAAAAAAAATGAATTTATAAAAAAAATAAATAATTAAAGTAAATTAATTTTTACCTTAATTATTTATTATATCTAAACCAGTATTTTAAAATTCGATTTTATTAACATATATACTAGCTATCCAATCATTTATTTCACACATAAGTTCAGGGCCATCAATAAAACTCTTTATATGTGTAAATCCATTATATTTATAACTTATTGTAATTTGTCTTGCTAACATAACTATCAGTTTTAATTTTTATATTTTTTAAATTAATATCACGCAATTGTCACTGTAACTAACCATTCACTAGTAGTTACACCATTTTCTGCAACTACTGTATAAGTTACTGGTGATGAAAAATTATTTTCAGTAACACCACTCTCTTGGTTAACCGAGCCTACTTTTATAGAAGTAAGATCACTAAATGTAGTTAATGTAGCAACTAAATTAGTAACATTTGTTCCAGAAGGAACAGTCACATCAATAGTTTTAAGTTCATCGTCAATAATATAATTTAAATCGCTGTCAAGCTCTAAAAAAATTATAAAAAGATCAGTTCTATTCGATTTTAATTTTAATGATGATAAAACACCTTTATTAAAAGTTAGTGTACTAGCACCACTTAGAACAAGTGTACCTGTAAAACTAATAATAGGTTGTTCGTAAATTCCTGTTCTAAGAAATTTTCTTAATTGTGATGTATTTAATAATGTTAAGTCTTGGCTCATAAGTTATTTTGTTTTTAAATAAATACTATATTTTTCAAAAAGTTCTTGTTTTATAAAAAATAAATTTATGTAACCTAATTAGGTTATAACAACCATTTATAACCTAATTAGGTTACAAATTATTATCAGTTTCTTCTACGTCTCGTTGAAGTACTACTTTCATTTTTGGTGATAATTCATTATAAATTTCTATTCCAAATCTTTCTTCTATATTATTAATACCTCTCATATCATATAGTTTACCACCACATATAAATGCTAAAACCGATTCAAACTTAACAAATCTATAGCTTCCTTTAGATGCTTGTTTTTCATCATTACCTGATTTTAATAATTGTATATATGTATTTGTATCATATACATTCATCATGTTATTATTAATTGATTTATTAGCTTGTTTCTCGGTCTTTTCAGCATCGCTATGTTCATAAGCTTTTAAAAATCTTCTAAATGCCATATGACGAACTGATCCATCTTTTTTTACAAATGATACGCCAACTGTTATATTTTTATCTATATATTTTTTTACCTCTGCTGGTAATTTATCGTAAGTAAGAAAATTATTAGGATTTGATCAATCAAATCCTTCGTTAATAATTTCTCTAATAATTTGTCTTAATTTCATAATATTATATTTTATTGTTCTATTATTTCTATGACTGATATTTGTGCATATTTTAGAGAAGTTAAACTTACCGTAGATATATTAATTACACCACCAGTAGATGTTACATTATTCCAAACCAATGGTGTTTGATTTGCAGTAATAGACTTGTTATAGCTTTCATATTAATTTATTTTTATTTGATATTCTACAGCATAACCACTGTAAAACATATCGTTACTTTGATATATTTTATTATTAGAACCATTTAATACGTCTGTACCTACTTCACTAAAAGTATTAGTAATATTATTACTTAAACTATCTAAAATAGTAATAGTTTTAGATATAGGAATACTTATATACATATAATTAAACGAATTAACAATTGGTGTTGTAATAGTTGTTAATGTATTATTATATAATTGTATAACTGTAAATTGATTTTCTATAGGTGTTTGATCTAATACAGTATATCCACATGTAAATGTTGTTAAAACTGTTGTCGTAGGCACATACTCAGTAGTTGTCGGAACGTAAACAGTGGTTGTTGGTACGTAAGCTGTAGTAGTAGGAACGTAAACAGTTGTAATTATTCTATCATTAGAAGCATTAATACCTTTGCTAACTATAGTGAATGATAATAATTCTTTATTTTCGTAATAATCACCATTTTTTAATCTAATTTGAAGTTTATAATCTTGTGGAACTAACCAAGAAGGATCAATATTAAATTCATATCCATAATAAGTTCTACTTACTTTAGTAAATGGAACGTAATCAATTTCATATTTAGATGCTACTGTAGTAAAAATCCTATATTCTATATCTAATGGTATGAAATTGTTTTGGTTAGGATATAATTGTTTAACTAATACTTTAACTTTTTTAATATTATCAGTACTGATTTTTTCTCTTTCTTTAATTCCTTGAAAACTAAAAAAATAATTATCAAAATTTATTTGATTATTAAAATTAAAATAATTTTCTTGGGATATTAAGTAGAACATATTACTAATGTCCTTAGTTTTACCATTAATTGTGATATTCCAAACATCCCTAAATATTACAGCATCTGGATAAATATCAGAATCTACAGTTAAAGTTATTTTATAAACTCCTTTACTCACATTTACAACTGATGCACCACTAATTAAACTATAAATATTATCTTCATAATCATAGATAGTTACATTATTAACAGTAACATTATCAGGCGAATATAAATATAAACTATTTTCTTTATCTAAGAAAAAAAAGTTTCGATCATCTGTTATAGTATCATCAATAACTGTTTCAACATATGGTTCATAAACAGTATTAGTATATTTACTATGGAAACCGACTGCTTCTCTTAGCGGTGTAGTTATATTTTCATAATAATCACTAAATTTAATACCTAAACCTTTACTTGAAGTATCACCAGCTAATTTATTATTAACTAGATCAGTAACATTCATTTTAATATTTTCTGATCCACTTCTGAAGTACTGAGAATCAATAATTGTATTAGTTCCAGCAGAGTATGCGCCAGCACTATCCCAAGGTATACCTAATTGTCTATTTATCCAATTAGATTCTTGCTCTGTTGACTTATTTAAATAATTTACACCATAAATAAAATCATATGAAGTACCCTCACTCCAATCTTGATTAACATTAAATAAATCTAAAGTGAAGTCAGACGCTCTATTAATGGTTGTAGCATATGATTTTTTACCAACATATTCTTCAGCAAAACGTATAGTATTAGTCATATTTAATGTATGACTAACAATATTATCACTATTGATAATACCATCATTAATTCTATTATTTAATAATGATAGATCAATATCAAATAAAAATCTACTAAGTTCTTTATCTGGTGTACCATAAGAAATTTCGCAAACAGGGTTTTTACCATTATTTGTTTCATTACCACTTATTAAGGTATTGTTTTTAGAAAAATATGATCTATATATAGTCACTTTATTTATTTTTTATTCTTTACTATAATCTTCTGTATTAAATGGCTCAAATCCAAGTAACTTATTAGTTAATTCTTCGTCTTTAGGTTTAGTTGTTAAATCAATACCAAGATATTTTTTAGCTAATTCTAATGCTTTTGGTTCATCAACTAAACCAGATTTAACTAATATTGAATAGTAATCAGGTTTTTCAGTTAAATGATCTACTGCAACTGACATGGCTCTATTCAATTCATGTCCATGTTCAATCTCAACAGTAACACCAACAACTAGTTGGCTTCTATCAAGAGAATTGATATTGGTATTTTTACCTTTACCATCACCATTGATATATGTAAACGTGTTAATTAAATCAGCTAGTTTCATTAGTTGCTTGGTCTTAAATATAATCTATAACAATTACTTCCTAAATTATCAATATCATTTGAATGACAGAAACCTAAATTATCTTTACCTTCTATATCATCTAACATAAAGTTAGCGTTTCCATATTCAGCGACAGTATCATTAACAAAAGCATCAATTTTCTGATCATCTTCATCTGAATTACCAGAACTATCACCATTAATTAAAGTAGATAATGCCCATTCAGGAATAGTAAAGTCTAATAAATTATCATTTGTTTGTTCTGCATTTTGTTTTTCTTGATATCCAGTAGCATCAAAATTTTCCATTTCATCCATTTGATCCCAATCTTCATCACTAGGTTCATCTTTATAGTTTTCAATATCTTCTTTCCAACTAAGTGCTTCTTCAGTACCAATTTCTTCTAATCTTCTTAGTAATATTGGTAATTCAGATTTAGCAAAATTTAATACTAATCTATCACCTTTTTTACTAAATTGACTTTTTGTAAATCCTTCAAGATGTGAATCAATACCTACATTAATTGCTTTTGCAAATAATTTACTATCTTCACTTCCTAATGGTGTTGTTATAGGGAAAAATCCTTCAGTGTTTTGATTTTCATTAGTTGCTTCTTTTTTATTTTTAAAATAATCACTAACATATGTTTGTTTTGAACTTTTATCATTTGTAGTATTATCAAAATCTGGTTCTGTTCGATCAAAATTACTTGGTTCATTATCGTAATCAGGATTATTTTCATCACCCCATTCATTTAATTTTAGTTTGAATGTTTTATCCACTCTGGACATCATTTCAAAAAGTCTTTGTTTTGAGTTTACGTTTTTCATATTAAAAAATTTCGTATATTCTAGTATTTAATTTTCCATATTCTCTTAATATAATACCTGCAAGAGAATTAGCTTCATTTTCTATATCACTTCCAGTATCACCAGAATTATTTTCTAATCTACCTTCAATATTTTGTTTATGATGTACCATTTCATGAGCAAGTGTTCTAAGTACATCACCTAAATTTCTATTTTTAATAATTACTTCAATTTTTTCTAACTCAGGATAGTAACCACCAAAAGATTTTCTTTTACTAGCTTCACCATCTTTATCTATTATAGATACTGTAGGATAATTACCATTTAATTCAATTGTTTTTCCAACAAACTCAATAAAATTATCAATAATGGAGCTTTTTTCTTCATTAGAATTATTTTCATTAAGCTTATTGATTTTATTCATCATATCGAATAAGCGTTCCTTTGATCCATAATCGTGGTTTAATTTCATATTAATAGTCTGTAAATGATTTATCTATATTACCAATATTTTTTGGTAAATCATCAAAATCAGCAATGAATGTACCATCAGATAATTTCTGTATTCCTTGTCCAAAATCTTCAGTTTGTGTTTTATGTTCAAATGAATTATCTTGCCAAAGATCATTTAAATTATAATAATAAGGATATGATACATTTTTTTGAGCCATTAGTTTTTCACCATTTGAAGGTGCTCTAACTTCTTCAACATCAGCAGTTAATACAGACATTTTAGTATCTATACTTTTAACAAAATCATCAAGACTTTTTAACTGATCATGAATATGTTTCATTGTTTCCAGATTATTTTTAATGATTTCGTTTTGAAGTTCATCCACATCTGGTTCTTCTGGAATCATTGGGTTAGCCATAGTAGGGTCAGTCATTGGGTCAACCATAGTAGGGTCACCCATATTAGGATCGTCCATTGGTGGTTGATTTGGATCAACTGGTGGTTGAGCATCTATTGGTGCAGCAGATTGATTAGGATCAATTGCTGGTGCTGGTGCTGGTTCTTTAGTAGGTGCGTTAACTGGTGGTAATTCTTCATCAGCTTCAGCTATTTCCTTTGGAAAATCATCAAATTCTTCATTTGTATCAATAACTTGATGATATTTAGGAGATTCATTTATCCTATAATTAGAACGAAACATTATTTCATTAATATGTTGATTAATATTAATATTCTTTTTCATATGTGATTAGTTATTAATGAAATTATTTAATATACTTCTCTAAGAAGCTGCCTTCCACTTTGATCAACAAAAATAGTATCCAACCTTTCAACAATTAAGCCATCTCGTTCATTAAGAAGTTTTATTTTGTCTTGCTTTGCTTTAATATCTTGCTTTAGTTCTTCACCATAGAAATCATCTAAAACATTTTCTAATTTTGTATTCATGATAAATATTTTTAATATTAATTTATTTTCATATAAATACTTAACTTTATATAAAAAATAATTTATCTAACAATTTTTTATCTTTAGCAATATTATATATAAATATATCGTTAACCATTAATTCATTTTCATTATCATATTTACTACATATACTTTTAATTCTATTAAAATTCCAAGGATTGTGTCCACCAATACCACCTGTTTTAGCTTTATTTAAAGGTATCCATCCATTTTTTATGTAGTTAGATAAATATTCACCCTCTAAGATTATAGCATCTTCTACTTTAACATACTCAGTTAATTGCTTATATATTGGTGTTAGTTTAGTTTCATTGATGTATTTAGTAACAGAATCTGTTATTTTTCGTTTTCTTCCACTATGGCGTTCTTCTAAATTAAAAGTTAAACCAACATAAACATGATTATCAGGGAATTCATACGAATATATACATCTATTTTTAATATTACCCAATAATATCATATGTTTACAAATATCATCAATCCACTTATTTTTTAAAGCCATATTATATGCGTGTTCAGATTTACCATAAAAATCTTTTTTTGTTTTATATTTCAAAGCTTCGTCTCTGCAATTTTCAAAAATATTCCAATAATTATTTGGTAATTTTTTATAGTCCATATGACCACATATTTCATCTAACCAATTGTTATAATATGCAGCAGAATATGCATTTTTTTCATTATTTTGAAAATCCTTTCTAAAATTATATTTAAGTGCTAAATTACTACATATTTCTTTTGTCCATTTATATTTATTAGCATAAGGAACATCCATATGGATACAAATATCACTTAACCAATTATTTCTAATAGCAGCATTATATTCATTAGTTGATTTTTTGTAAAAATCTTTTTTATTTTTATATTTTAAGGCTTCTTTATGGCAAATTTCTTTACTATATTTAGATGGTTTCACATATATGTCTCTTACCATATGAGAAGTTATTTCATCAAACCACCCATTATTTTTTGATACAGTAAATGCCCAAGAATATTTTTCTTTAAATTCAGTCTTAGTATTGCATTTTAGAGCAACTTCTTTACATTTTTCATAATCCCATTTAATTATATGTGATAAATCTTGCATATGTTTACATGCATCATCTAGCAACTTATTTTTTCTTAAAAATTCATAAGCACCCATATAAACCAATTTAAAATCTCGTTTATTTGTAAATTCTAAGGCAGCTTCAAATGATGTTTCTTTATTCCAAAAATTTTTAGACTTTCTCATAATTTTTAGTTTATTATAAATACTATGAGATTGATAAAATTTTAATTGAATCTTATAGGTTGACGATTATTATTACATACAAACAATAAATCTCTTTAAATATTTAAAATATGGAAGTTTTCTGAAATAATCAACATATATATCACCAGTGCTATCCAATATATTAGCACTTGTACCAATATTTATAGTTGTTAATAGTTGAGTAATATCGAAATTGAAAAATTCATACATCTTTAAATTTAATCCAAAAATTTTATTATCTTTTAAAAGATAAATTATATCAGATTTATATTGGTAAGATTTATCAAAATATTTTCCAATGTAACTTAATATATCATCATTTGAGTATAATTGACACATTACAGGATCAACATCAATATATTGATAATTTGTGGTAAAATGAATTGTTGGTGCTAAATCTATAAAAGATGATACACCATTAACATGTGAAGATTTATTTTCTTCAAATGAAGGTGTCCAAAATAATTTATTTTCTTTTATAGTACTTTTTAATATATCTACGTTTAATAAACCACATTTCTTTAAAAACAACCAACCAACATATAATGTAGGAAGGTTGTTTTTAATATCTTTATAATCAATTAGATAGTTATAATAATTAACGTAATCTAATTTTTTATGATTTACTAATTCCTTTTCAAATACAATATTACAATATTTCATTACAATAGTTTTTATTTACAAAAGTATTAATAAATTTTAAATTACCTATACTTTTTTTCCCAACCATCAATCATATCATCCATTAAAGTTTCAAAAGTATATTCTGGCTTCCATCCAAAGGTATTACGCATCTTAGTTGAATCACCTTTTAAGTATTTTAATTCTTCAGGACGCATAAATTTTTCATCTTGTTTAACGTATTTATAAGGGTCTAATTCAAGCTTATTAAATACATATTCAACCATTTCCCTTACTGAATGTGTTTCCATAGTAGATACTATAAATTCATCTGGAATATCATGATTTATAATCATATGCATAGCTCGTACATAGTCTTTTGAGTGACCCCAATCCCTATAACTATCCATATTACCCATAACTAGTTCATGTTCCATACCATATTTAATATCAACTGCTGTTTTTACAACCTTATTAGTTACAAAATTAGTTCCTCTTCTTGGACTTTCGTGATTAAATAAAATACCATTAGTGGCGTGTAATTTATATGCATGTCTATAATTTTTAACAATAGAATATGCAAATAATTTTGCACAACCATATGGACTTACTGGATGCATTGCTGTATCTTCTCTTTGAAATCCATCAGCATCAATAGTATTACCAAACATTTCACTCGAACTTGCTTGATAAAATTTAGCTTTAGGGCAAATATTCTTATATGCTTCAAGCAAGTTTAATACACCTAATGCATTTGTTTGAACAGTATATTGAGGTATATCATAGCTTATTCTAACATGACTTTGAGCAGCCAAATTATAAATTTCATCTGGCATAATTTCTTTTAATATTTTTTCTAATGATGATTGATCACTTAAATCACCATAAAATATATTAATTTTATCTCGAATGTGTTCAATTCTAACTTGTTGATTTTCAGCAACAGAGTTTCGTCTTATAATACCAGATACTTCATATCCTAATGTTAATAAATATTCAGCAAGATATGATCCATCTTGTCCTGAAATTCCGATTATACAGGCTTTTTTATTCATTTTTTAATCCTCACAATTTTTAAAATATTTCATTTTTGTTAAATCTGGCCAGTCTGTGACTACCCATTGTCTTGGTTTAGTGTTAATTGCAGCTTCAAGTTTATCTAATCCTAACTGTGCTGTTTCTGGTGTCATATAATAATGATAACCAACAGTATCAATATCTTGATCTCTCCAAGGTATGTTTGGTATTCTACCATCGTAAGACATTTTCTTTAATTTAATTGCAGCATCTTTATTATCTGTTAAAATAATACCACCTTTGCCTAAACTTAAATGTTTTTGATATTGAAAACTAACGCTCATAAATGTATTAGGTACATAACTATTTCTTTTCCATAACACAGCAGCATCAATAACATTATCAGTAAGATAATAATAATCAACCCAATCAATATCTTTCCAAAATCTATAATAACCCAATTTTTCAGCTAAAAAAGGTATTGATAAGTAAGTATGTTTTGGTATATTTATAGAATACTTACCAGTTTCACTATAAATTAGACTCAACTCAATACCATGAGTGCAAGAATCAACAGCAATAGCATAAGGAGCACCGAAAAACTCAGCTATTTTCTTTTCAAATTCGGTTACTATATTAAAGTCCATAGTACTATTTTTTAATTTATTTTCGTAAGTTTATAATTTTCCATACCATCAAAATAAAAAACACTCTCCCAACTATAATTTTGAAATTTGGGTTTAATTGTTTCATCCAGAAAATTAACACCTGTTCTATAGTTCTCATTTATATCATCATTTTCATAATGCCATTTTTCAAAAACTATTGTCTTAATATCTATTTTTGATGTATTTATCGAATTTACTATTTCATAATCCAATCCTTCTGTATCTATTTCCAAGTACTCTATTTCTGTGATAGAATATTCTTCGCATAATTTATCAAATGTAATTGCATCAATATTTATAACTGAATCTAATGGAAAAGATTTTCTATTTATTAATGAAGATAAAACTGATATACCACAACTATATATAGGAAGTTTTTCATTAACTAATGAAATCGCACAAGGACATATAACTACGTCATGAAAATTACTTATATTATTGTAGTTAGATTTTAAAGTTTCTAATAATTCAATATTTGGTTCTACTAAAATTATTCTTATCTTTTCAGATATACCACTCACCATGCTTTGGAAATTATCATTTCCAACATTTGCACCAATTTGTATATAATTTTTCATTTTTTTACAAAGTTAACTTATTTTTTTTAATAATTCGTTTAATTTTCTTTCAAGAATTTGTTTATGTGATAAATAATTCATCGACCTTATATAATTATCTTCTATAGCATTTAGCTTTGATTCGTAAAAATCTGGTGTAATATTATTACATATTTTAATTATATCTTCTAACGAATTTGCTATTAAAATACCATCAATATTAAAAAAGTCTGAAATATTTGGGCATCCATAATATATTGGAATTGTTTTAGTTTGAAAACAATCAATTATTTTCTCAGTAAACATATTTTGATATGAAGTATTTTCAATTGCTATATGATATTGAGTATTAAACATATCATTTTTACTATCACCTAGAACTAATCTATTAGTATAATCTATTTCAGTCCATTTAAAATGATTACTTAAATAAATATATTTAGGAATATTAATTTCATTTTGCCTATTCCATAAATTATGTCTAATATTATAACCTTCTAAAATAACATTATTTTTACCACCAATCAATGTTGATACTCCAAATTCTTTCTTTTTAAAAACAAAATCATTTATCCAAGTATTGATACATAAAAAATGTCTAGCTTTTTCATTGGTATTTAATATCTCTTGATCATACGTAAAAACATAATCATAATAATCTTTAAAAACATTTAAATGATCTCTATATTTTGCAATATTAAAAACTTCTTGTAATACTACTATTTTAATAGTATTAATCTCTTTAAATGGTGCTGGAAATTTATCAACAAAAATTTCGATAGTTTTCTCATAATCAAAATCTGATTCAAGCTTCCAATCAACGTAAATTTTTGGTTTCATTATATCCTAAGTTTTTTGCTAATTCTAATATTTTCGAACCATCTATTACTTTAACTAAAGTAGCTGGGTTACCTTTATAAACACCCCACTCAACAGTATCACCCATTAATAAACTACCAGCAGTTAATAAAACGCCTTTTCGTAAAGTAGAACCTGGTAATACAATTGCATTTGTACCTATATTAGAAAATTCTTCCATGATTATTGGTTTAATTATTTGTTTTCCTTTAAATTCTTTAGGAATCATAGCACCAAATAAACCACTATCGTCAAATCTATCAGACCCACATACTATTCTAGCACCAGCCATAATATTATTAAACCCTTTAGCTGTAAATGAACCATTGTTTCCACCGATAATAGTAACATAAGGACTTATATGAACATAGTTTCCAATAATTATATTGGTACTACAATAAAAGCCTTTATCTATTGCACAATGACTGCCAATACTACACTCTCTTTTGATAACAATATCATTATCTAAATAAATATCAAAGTTTTTTTCCATATAAATCAATGAATTGTTTAACACTTATTAAATTAAGCCATTCAACCCTATTTTTATCGAAATTTTCCCAAGTTAAATCTTCATTTAATACTAGTGTTTGATTATAACCTTTACTTATTATTCCACAACCATAATCTGTATCAACGACATGTATAGTATATTCATTAACTTCAGTTCTTAATTTTACTAAAGCTTTCCAGCAATCACCTGTCCACTCACCATCTTGTTCTTGAGGATATTTTTGAATAATTTCACTATGTGGATTCATGTCATGACAAATAATATATCCATTTTCAGATAAACAATTTAAAGAATTATCAATATCACGATATACTTGCTTGCTTGAATGTAGTCCATCTATGAATATTACATCAAATACTTCAACATTATCTTTAAAAAATTCATCTGAAGTCATTTTTAATGTGTCATTATATTTAAAAAAAGGATCAACACCAACTTTATTTTTACATTTAATGGATTTAAAATTTCCACCCTCACCTAGACCAATTTCTAAATATGAATTTGCTTCAGATTTAGAAATTAATGTTTGAATAATTTCAGTTCTCTTCATAATTAAATTTTATATAATTCTTTAATATTTTCACCCCATAATATAGCACCAGCTAATACACCACTATGTCGTCCAAATAAATAATCGCATCTACCTAATAACTTAGTTTGGATTATTACTTCTTCACCAAGTAATCTATTTTGATTTTCTCTTTTAAGGCTGATGTTGGGCCAAAAAAATATATTATTCATATGTTCCATTGTTTCATCTGTTCGTCTAAAAACGTCTGGAACAAAATAAGAATTAGGAAACTCTTTTACTAATCTATCAACATAAGCTCCATCTTCACTAACAATAAATAATTTGGTAATTTGAGAGTTTTTATTTAGTATTTTAGTTATTTCTCTTACGTAATCATCAATCTGAAAAATACCATAATTAGGGTGAAAATGATTATACTCACAACCCCTTGCCATTACACCTAAAACTACTTCATTTTTTAATTCATTTTCATAAATAGTTTCAATTTTATCTAATATATGTTTTTTTGGAATCATATATTGTTTATCTATAGATTGTTGTAGTAAAATATTTCCATATTTAAAATAATCTTTTGCATGATCTACAATAAAAGGAATTTCCCATTGTCCTTCTATTATATTATCATTATTTTCTGGTATATCTTGCTGAAACCAAAAATCAAATGGATTATAATTAACTAATGGTGTTGGAGTAGTTATAGGATTCCAACTATCAAGCCATAATGTATGTGACCAATCAATATAAGGAATACCTATACCATTTCTTTCTATATGTAACATTATTTTTTCTAAAGAAATTCTATAATTTGAAAAAAAACCAGATCCATAAGCATTAGGATTCTGAAGTGGTGAAATTTTATAAAATGTTTTCATATCTTTAATTATTATTTTCCCATGATTCCCAAACAAATGGATAATCAAATTTTAATTTAAAACCATTATTTGTTAAATATTCTTTAATATAATTTCGTCTTTGAATACTATTATCTACAAATAAATGAAATTGTATTTGTAAATTTTTAAATTTAAAAATCATACCAGTTTCAATCATTTTTTCTAATAATGAATATTCATCACCTTCTATATTGATTTGAATTAGATCAGCATGATCTAAACCCCATTTTTCAAATATAGTTTCAATAGTATTAAAATCAACCTCTATTGAGTTACCTATATTAGTATTTGATGAAGAACTATCACCATTAATATAAAGTATACCTTTTTTATTTTCGGTTGAAATACCTACGTTTAATAGATGAATTTTAGATTTTGTTTTAAATTTATCATTCATGAAATTATAAAATTCAGTTAATGGTTCAATAACATATATATTAGATTTATATTTATTAAATATTTGTTCTACCCATATCCCTTTATATCCACCCAATTCAATTACTATTGAATCTTCATTTAAATCATAGTTTAAGTTATGGGTATTATCACCATTATTATTAAACCATCTATATAACTCAGTGCGATTATTCATTTATAAATTTTTTATCAAATATTTGTCCTTCATAAGGGCCTGTTTTATATTCATATACTATCGTATCATCCTCTAATATAAGGTAGTTATGACCACCACCTAAAGTAAAACTTGCATCACCAGCATATAATATTGGTTCTGCGAGAATAGTATCATCAATATCATAAAAAATACATTTTACAGAACCTCGAATTACTACCCAAGATTCTTGTGCTATTTGTTTTTCATAATATTTTTCTTTATATATGTGTTTATGAGGTCTAAAAGTTTTTCCTTTTTCCATCTTCAATGAAGAACATTGAATAAAATTATTAGGATTGATAATATCTCGTCTCTCACCAATTTCAGATAATCTATTTACTACATGTAGTAATCTATCTGGTTCTACTTTTGAATAAAAATCTCCCATAATTATTTATTAAATCCTGTTTTTAAAAAACTATAATCTGCTTCAACGTTTAATACATCACTATAGCTATTTCTTTGCCAAGCTAAATGTGGTTGAAACACATAAGAATTTTTATATTTTTTTTGTATGCTAGTTAATAAAACATCACAAGCATCATAAGTACTATTAATTCCAGCAAAGATAGTAATTAAATCAATAAAAAGTTTACTATTAATAGCATAAGCATGTGTTGTATATGTATTAGTTACTAACGAAACATTTTCAGTTATTTTATTTAAAGATTCATTGTTATGATTTCCGCCAAAATATAATAATCCCCAATCTTTAGGTACTTGATTAATATATTCATTAAAGTTTGAATTAAGGTTTTCTATAAATTCAACATCATCCTCAAGTATTAATACATTTTTTAAACCTTGTAAATAAGATAAACCAACTGCTTTTAAATGTGATAATGTACAGCCAATAGCACCATCACTCAAACTACTAATAATATTATTTGGATTACCATCAACACCTGAAAATCTTTCAACTTTTATATTTTGTTTTCTAAATTCATTTTCACACTCAATCCACCTATCTTCTCTTCTATCAAGATTAATACAATAAATTTTATCAAAATAATCATTTAAAGTTAGTTTATTATATTTAGAAATTAATGATGATTTAAAATATAAAAAATTCATTTTTTCTTTATAGGAATATGAATTAAAATCAGTACAATAACTAACCATTTTAGAAAAATGCTCTTTATCCCATTTTTGTTGATCATGTGATAAATGATATAATTCATTAATTGGTTTATTACAGCTTGAATTAATAGTTAAAGTATTTGCTTTATCCCAAAAAAATTGATCTTCTGGAGCATAACCTATAAATAATTCAGGATCAAATCCACCTATTTCAAAAAATAATTTATATTCAATACAAATACTACCACCTGGAGCACCAGAATCAGTTATTTTAATTCCTTCGTGTTCTTTAGTTAAATCATTAACATTTATTATTTTTTTTAATAAATCATTTGTAATATCTTTATCACAAGCCAAAACTCTTCTATCAGTAAACGTCTGAATAAAACTAGCGTTATTATTTTTAATATTTTTAAATAAATTTTTAAAAAATAATTTTTGTGGAATGCAATCTAAATCATGAAATAATATATATTTAGATTTTTTTGAAAGAAATACTCCTATATTATGGCATAAACATTTATTAAATATTTCACCTTTTTTACTTGGGATATGTATATAATCAATTTTTTTATTAAAACAGCTTGTAATATAAAATGAATTTTCAGAATGCTCTACTATAATATAATTAACCTTTATATTAGGTACTTCAGCAGCTTTAAATGAATCAATTAATAAATCTAAAAAATATGGTCTATCTCTAACTGGTATAATTACGTTAATATCGTATTCAGTATTACGATTATATAATTTAATATATGAAGATTTTATAATTTTATTATAATCAATTAAATTATTATTAACTGCTTCTTGTATCATAATTTAATCCAATTTTTTGGTACAATATTTTCATAATTAACATCATGTCCAAACCATTTTTTAGGCGCAATAACTTTTTCTGATTCACTCAACCAAGCACCCCACCAACTAAATGAGCTATTTGCAATTATATGATATTTCATTTTAGACATTAAATACATTGAAATATAATCCAATTCATTTATAAACATGAATCTATCACCAATAAAGTTTTCATAACACCAAGGTAGATCATCAGAAAATATTAATACTTTTTTATCTTGAGGTAATAATGATAATGCTTCGTTATAATAATCCATTTGCTGTGGTATATGTATATTAGGATATAATTTTACGTAATCATTCCTACGTACATGTAATGAAATATTATCAAAGAAAAATTTATAGTTATTAATTTTATCTAAAAAAGACTCTGCTGGTCTAAATAATTCAAGTATTTCAGACCTTCTATGCTTAAAGTATTGCTCTGACTGAAAGTATCCAATATATTCTGTATTAGGTATATATGGTATATTTAATTCTTCAAAAGCAAAACCTATTTTATTAGCATTATAATTTTTTACTTCTGGAAGTCTATCTAATAAATATCTATAATCATTTGCATGATCTAAATTAATTCTACCATCATTAATTAAATTTCTAATTTTAGCATCATTATCTAATAAAAATAATATATCGTTATTATCTTTAGCTAAAGTCCATATGGAAGCAATATGAAACATCATATTACCTAAACCACCTATAGGATGAATATATATCATGGCTAAAAATTAAAGTCGTAGTTTTTATTATAATCAACAAATTTATTTTCGATATCGCTCATGCTTGGTCTTTGTAAAGCTAAACTAGGTAAAAAAGTATAAGCATTATATCCAGATTGTTGCATTATACGAAATATATCATCAATAGGTTTATTATAGTTTTTTCTAATATAATCTAAAACAGCACCATAAGCTTTATTGTTAATAGAAATAGCATGAGTAGTTTGAGTCCAAGTAGTTTTACAAAGTTCATGGTTAAGTTGTCTATAATTATATTTATGAACAACCATATTAGGATCACCAGTAATTAATTTAAACTTACCTTGATGAAAATGATTATTTCCACCAAGATATAATAAATCCCAATCTTCTGGTAATGATTTAATTTTATCAAAAAAATAAGAATAAAAATTATTAATAAACATTACATCATCTTCTAATATTAAAACATTTTTATAGTTTTTTAATGCTACCTCTATCATTATTTCTTGATTAGTTAACACCAATCCATAATTACCAGCATTTAAATTCATTCCTTCTTTAAATAAAGGATTACCATTAATAGCCGAAAATCTTTCTACTTCAATATTTAGCTTTTTGAATTCTATTTCACATTCATTCCACTTATCTATTCTCGTATCAAGATTAATACAATATATTTTTTCAAAAAAATCATTTAATGAGTTCATAGTTCAATTATATTAGTATAAATTTCTAACATATTTTCTGCAACTTTCTTACCACTATATCTTTCCATATCGCTAGGTATTGTAGTTCCCATTTCTGAAGCTAAAATATTTCCATTTTTATCCACATAATAAATCCAAGCAGGTTTTCCACATAACCATCCTTCTATAGTAGTTCTACCTTTAAATATACCAGCAGTGATATCACATGCTTTCATATAATCCTCTACCTTATCAGTTTCACCAAAATACATTACGTTTGGTAGTTTTTTTAATTCTAATAAACGATCTTCATTATCTTTCCCAACAATCCATAATATTTGATTACTATCTTGTGTTATTTTAGCTAAATCTTCAAGCATTTTAATTCTGAGGTAGTCAACAGTACCAACAAATAATACTACCTTTTTCTCATTTTCTTTAGTAGTATAATTGGTATTAAATCTAGTTAAATCGAATGGATTATCTACAAGGATAATATCTTCATCTGCAATACCAAAAGTTTTAATATAATCAGTTACTGAATCACGAATAGATAAATATTTTTTAATTGCAGGGTGAATTAAAGGCTCTTCTAACATAGGAATTACTTCACTATGTATTTGCATTACGCAAGGGGTATTTGGATATAATTGTAAAACAATATTAGCTATTGGTTTATGGCTAACATGAATTATATCAAATTCTGCTTCGTTAATAACAAATTCATATTTATTGTCTGCTGTGACTTTATAATTCGGTGCGTGTACCAGATCATAAACATTAAAACCAGCTTTTTTAGCTTTTTTTACCATCATTTCTGAAATACCACCAGCAATAAGCGTTACTTCACAACCTAATTTAACTAATTCTTTAGCTAATTCAAAATTAGCTAATTCAGAACCAGTTAATTGACTGAAAGAATAACATGCAATTAATACTCTTAATTTATTTTCAGACACATGTTTAATTGGAAGAAATTCACTAAATTTTTCAGCAAATTTTACTCTATTTTCTTCCCATTCATTATTTGTTTGACCAACAGATTTATGAAGTATTTTAATGTCAGTAGTAACACCAATATCAAAACCTTCTAAATAATTATTTAAACAAATAGGAACATCATAGAAATGAAATTTACCAAAATCTTCATCAAAAGATTTAGAAATTTGATCTGGATTAATAGCCATAAAAACACCATCAATTGTAACTACTGGTTGAATATTATTGATCGGTTTAGAAAACATGGTAGTCCAATCGTTTACAGTATCTGTGTGTTCAACAACACCATATGCTTTTCCAAAATCTGACCACCAAGTACCATTTTCTGATAAAAATGTAGTACCAGCTACACCAATAATACCATAGTTAGAATTATTAAATTTACTTAATAAAATCTTACCCCAATTTTTAGTTTTAAATATAATATCATTATGGCAAAACACAAAAATTATGTTTTCATTATAAAATATATCTTTAAAATTTAAAAATGAATTATAAACTTCTGCTAACGAACGTTCATTATAATTTTTTACACAATGAATTTCATATTTACAACCTATAGTAGATGAAACATGATTTATAAAAATATTATTCTCATTATCGCTTAAATGAGAAGAAAATACTACAACTATTTTATTTTTCATAAAAAAATTCTTAATATTATTTAATCTACAATATTAAGAATTTTTTAAATATAAAACAAATTAAATATTACTTTTTCATGTAATTATCTAAAAAATTTTCATAAAAAGATTTAACTGCACTAAGAGGAAAAGGAATTCTTATTAATGCACCATCAGGAATATCCCATTCAGTTAAATAATCTGGATTAGCAAAACCAATAAAAAAATCATAAAAAGGATTTCCATAATATGTATTTGATAATTTATCATACCTATCACGTTCCTTTTTCCAATAAATAGTTTTATCGCTATTACTGGTAGGTATCTTAACAAATGGCATCATTTCATTTGTACCATCTGGTAATTTTAATCGAATATATCTGTTATAATCTTGTGCTGGCATAATTATTTAGTTTTTTGTTGTGGTGTTATACTGTCAATATAAGCCTTGTAATTATCTAATATTTTTTTATTTTCTTCAGCAGTTTTATTTAACCTATCTTGACTAAATTGATTATCTTCAACGCTTTTAGGAATTTTATATATTCCTTTATCAGTATATGTACTATTTGCATAGTAGTTAAAACTAATAGCATTTTGTAATAAATCAATAGGGCCTTTAAGTGATTGTCCACCAATAATTTTAATATTCATAGTAACATCACACATTAATGGTTGTAATCCAAAACCTTCTGGATTTAAATCCCACATAGCATCCTTATAACTAAAGTTAATTGAATTAATAATAATTTTAGTATACATGAAATCACCAATTCTTAAAATACAAATAGGTTGTCTACCAAATACTGAATTACGAATATTATTTCCACCTTGTTCAGTTCTTTGAGCAGCACCTTGTCTAGTACATTGCTGTAAGAAGGTTAATCTTCTATGATAATCTTCAGGTGTTTGTGAATGAAATACAGGCATAAAATAATTATCTTTTATTGATTCGTAGTTAGAATCTATACCTTCTATATTATTACTAATAACATTACTTCTATCTTTTAAAAATGTTTTTTCATATAAACTTGGTTGATTAATACTTTTAGTTGATAAATCTGGTGCTAATATTGAAATAGGGATAAAAGTATTATTCTTTTTATATTTTTTTATTATAATATCTACACATCTCCAAGAAACTGATAAATCACTGTTAATTATTTTATTAAGTTCTTCATCAGTTATGTTACTTGTAGGATATCCAGTTTCTTTAGGTGCATTATCAGATCCAAAACCTTTTTGAATACCAAAAGTAAAATTTGTTAAACCTAAAGCTTTAAAACGTTCTTCAATTAAATATTTAACTGCTCTCACTCTTCTATCACTTAATTTTTGATTATATTCTTTTTCTGAAGGAGTATTATAATACAATGCAGTTGTATGTCCAATTAAATCAATAATAATATCACTATTTGGATCATATAATAATTTATTTAATGGATCATTTAAATCTTTTTCACCATATACTAATGGTGTATCAGAATAATAATATAAACTTTTTAATGCTGATTTATTTACTGTACCATTATTATCAGTAATTCCATAACCACTTGCAGAAATATCATATATAATATTATTAATTTTTTCTTCTTTTGGTTCATCATTTTGAAAAAATATATATAAGGTTTCATTAGATAATGGATATATTTGAGGACTATCTGATTCTGTATTATTAAATATTTCTTTTTTTGATTTTTCATTTACTTTTCCACCAAAACTGAAAAATTCAGCGATTTCTTTACTTGATTTACCAGCAAAATCATGTAAATTTTGTGGATAATCAGCTAATAATTTAAATGTTATTGTTGCACTTCTTTCACTATTTTCATAATTATATATTGGTTCATTTCTACCAAGAAAAACTGTTGGAGTAAACTTAGCATCAGCAGTTTCAACTATACCTAAATCATAAGGTGGAAACCACATAACTCTACCACCAAAAGCACCTACTTCACTTATTGGTATAATTTCATTAGAACTACCAGAATTTATAATAATACCTTTTTTACCTTCTTCAGCAATCACCTGAAATGCTAAGTTTTCAATTGAAAACATTAATTTTTTATTATTATCAGCATCTGTTGAATTTGGAACTGGATGCATTCTTGGTAATACCGATTCATAAATTACAGAATCTTTATTATCATTATAGTTTTTATTACCAACAAATCGAATAGCTTTAGAAAAATTATCATAAGGGTCTTTAAATGTATGTTGTCTTAAACCTACTTTTTTAGCAAATTCTGGTAAGGCAGTACTAGGTGCTTCAAAAATACCTGATCCATTAAAACCTAATGTATTATCATCATGTCTATATACTTTATAATTATTAGCAACATATTTTCCTTTTGATGCTATCATTAAATTTCTAGTATACTCAACTAAGCCACCTTGATTATTAAAATATGAATAACTATTATTTGGTGATAAATAATCCCAATGAAGATTAATATTTTCACTATTATATAACCAAGTATTCATATTAGTATCTAATACAGTAGAAAGTTTATATGGATTACTATCAAATAACGCTTCTGAGACATTATAAACTTTAATATTTTTACTAGTTTTACCTATAAAATAATCTTTATAATCTACTGAGCCATATTCAAATATAGTACCAGCAAACAAATTATATGATTCAGCCATATTTTTATTACTAATTTCATTATTAGTAAAAAATTTATTATAAGTTGAATCAAAAAATCTATAATTTTTATTATTACGTTGATCTATACTAAAAAAATTCAACGATGTTTTTTTATAATCGCTTAAATATAAATTTCTTTTAAGATTACTATCTCTAATTGCAATTATAGCCTTACCAGTATTTTTAATTAATTCATCATTACTTACATCTTTTTGAAATGGTGATTTATTAGGATATATTCCTTCAGCAATATTTAATACCTTTTCTACACCACCTATAATTCCTTTATTTGAACCATAAATATTTTTAGTTAAACTATAATCTTTTTTCCATGTAAATAAATTAGTACTTGAATCTTTATCAAATAAATTACCAATACTTATAGTTGGTATATATTCTTTATTTAATCTTGAAGCAGTATTATATGCTAATTGAGTACCTAAACACTGTAATCCAATCTCGGTAATTGGTGATTTATCAACAATTAATCTACCTATAGCACTATTTCTTAAATCTTGTGATCTAAATGGTGATAAAGTACTTCCTATAGCACTAATAGTATTAACAATCTTAGTTGTTGTTGTTGGGTCTAAAGGATATTCATTTTCTGGAGCATATAAATTCCTTGACTCTAAATCACTTCTAATATTTACACTATTAGTTAATAACCTTGATTTTTTTTCTGTTGCAGGTAAAGCCATTTATTATTTTATTAATAAATACTTAAATTAATAAAACAGTAAAAATATAATAATTTTATGTTAAACTGCGCTTCCATTAGGTAGCACTTCGTGACCTAAACCTTAATTGAAATATACATGATCTTAAAATAAGAAATAAAAACAATTGAATTTACTTAACAAGTTATAAATATTAACTAATACTAATTGGTGACCATAACTCAATTTAAACACTTAAAATACAAACAATTATACTAATATAATTAGGTAATTAAAAAAGGAAATTGTATCTTTGAATATTGAAAACCGAAGGTTTCAATAAAAAATACCTTGCCCCTCATTTAATGTATTTTAAGTTTATTAAAAGTGGAACAGTTTTAAAGAGAATGAAAATGCTTTCTTTAAATTTTAAAAGGAAGTTTTATTTTATGATTTTATTCCTTTTATTCTATATTTTATAGAGTGTGTTAGAAAGTGTTTTTATTTTCGGTAAAGTTATAATAAAATTTTGGATAAAAGTATAGTTTCAATGTTAAATTAATATTAATAAATTAAAATATATTATTTACCTAATTTATTAATTTTTATATCTAAATCTCTTTGTACTCTAACATCTGATTTATATGCTTTACTCATTAATCTTTCACCATCAATTTCCAATGTAATGTTAGAAACAATAGCAACTTTTTTATCTGAAAATTCTACTTGAATAGGTTTACTTAATAAATCAGCTAATTGAGCAAAAGCAGAACCTTTGGATGTGTTCATATTAGAAATAGAATTAATTGCACTTTCAACAGCAGCAAAATCTTCTTTACTACCAGTTAATACAGTACTAATTTGTTTAAAAGCATCACCTATTATACTAAATTTTGGAGCAGTATTAGCTAATAAAGTTAATGTATTCAAGCTTGATTTATCTATTCCAGAAAATGCTGTAAATAATGTAGCAACACCAGAAGCAGCAGTACCGATACCTGATACTACACTACCAAAACCTGAAACAATTTCACCAATTCCTTTAAACATATATCCTAAACCAGCACCAGCAACACCAATACCAGCACCAACTAATGCTATTGCACCACCTAATCCTAATAAACCTGGTGTAGCAGCAAGAGCAGCAATACCTGTTGTTGTTATAGAAGGTGTTAAAAACATTAAAACAGTGGCAAGACCCATACCAACACCTTCTAACCAAGCCATAGTGGTAACTATTTCCTTAAGAATTTTAGCTTTCTCAATATCTAATCCTTGCATTGCATTAGCTAATAAACTAATACCACCAGCAGCAATACCTATACCAGCACCAGCACCTAAAGCAGCAGCACCTATACCTATTCCACCACGCATAGCACCAAGACCAGCATTTTTACTTGATACAAATCTACCTGTTTTTTTATCTCTAGCTTGTCCACCACCCCAATTAAATAAACTTCCCGATTTAGGTGTAAAACTAGTACCTCTGGCAGCAGCTATGCCCAACATTATGGTATTATATGTTCCAACGAGTAATTTTGATGCAGCCTGTAATAATAAAACACCACCTAAAAATTTACCGAAACCACCTAATACATTTTTAAAACCTTCACTAGTATTTGATAATGCTGATGCAATATCTCTAAATGGTGTTAATACAGCAGTCATACCCCTCATTAATGGTATTAATGTAGTTTTTAATGCAGCTACCATTGATTCAAGTGATTCATTAAATGTTAATGCATCTTTAGCTCTAATATCTAAATTAGTTTTTTGAACTTCTAATGCTTTTACATCTTGTGCTGTTAATTGACTAATATCTTTTCTAGCATTACCTACCTGAACAAGAAATTTACCCACTTTAGTATCAAATGTTGCTTGTCCTGTAATTAGCTCTTTATCTTTAGTAGAAAATCCTGTACCCAATAACATTTGTTTCATCTTACTCATATCACCCATTCTTTCAGCTTGTTCGGTAATATTTTCAAGACTTATACCTGTTGCTTTAGCTACAGCTTCTAATCTATCTCTATCAGCAGGTGAAATAAATTTTTCGAATGTACCATCAGCCATTTTTCTGAATGTAACTAATCCTTTGGTCATTTCATTCATTCGTTTAGCAAATTCATCTGGTGCATTACGAGAAAGATATAACATTTGAAATGGATCAGTTTTTGCAAATTCACCACCCATTACCTGTAATTGTGCAGCTAAATCAATAGATTTTTCAAGATTATTAGCCATTTTACTTGACTGAATAGATTCAGCCATATCCATTTTCATTTGTTCTGCGTATTGAGCCATTTTTGCATAGCCTTGTACACCAGAATTAAATGACATGGTTTGTAATTTTTTAAAATTATTAGCAATATTATTTAATACCTTAGTAGTATTAATACCCATACGTTCAGATGTATCAACAACACCTTGGACATATTCCATTGTACGTTTAGTATCAATACCCATTATTTGAAATTGAGCACCTAATTTAGTAGCCTGTTCAACACCTATTCCTGTACCTTTTCCTATTAAGATTATATCATGAAGCATATTAGCAGTCAATACTTGCGCTCTACCAGTTTCTTCAGCAAAACCTGTTTGAATTTTACCAATATCTTCAATAGTTGCCCCAAGTAAAGCAGCATTAGCAGCAGCACTTTCAAATGATTTTCTCATTTCAAATGCTTTATTACCACTTAATCCTAAATTTAAAATTGTTGTACGAATTATCTTATCTTGATCGTTAAGTACTTTTAATATACCTGTTTGATACCAATAACTTTTTGTAAGTAAACCTAAAATAGAACCCCTATTTTCAATACTTTTCTTTTCTAAATTAATTTCTTTTTCTAAAGCTCTATTATTATCATTATAAGTTTTTAATTGATCTTCTGATACTTTACTACCAGATTCTCTTATTTTTAAAAACTCAAGTTCTTGAATTCTTTTTTTTACAGCAAAAGCTTCCATTTTAGCTTCATGCTGTGCTTGAGCATTATTAAAATTACTTATATTAGCATTATATCTATTTAAATATTCTGCTTGCTGATTTAAAAATTCAAGTTCAGTTTGTTGATTTTTAGTAAAAGCCATTATTTTATTGGTTTATATATAAATACTTAATTATATAAAACAAGAAGGTAGACATAGCTACCTTCTTGTTTTTATTTTATCTTGTTCTTTCTTCATTTCTTCATTCTCTTTTTCAAGTAGATGAAGAAAATATCTTCTTTTATAAACTGGAATAGATTCAACATATTCTGCCTGAAATTTACCATGTTTTGTTAACACATAAATTTCATCATTTACCATTTTTTTATATTTCGCTAATCCAGACTTGGGAAAAAAAAATCCATTCCAACACTCAAATAACTTTTAAATTTATAACCATCATTAGTAGTAAATTCATATTGCATATCAACATCAGGTGACACCTCTAATAATTTACGTCTAATAGTTAATGCATCTAATGCTGGCATAGCATCTACAAATTTATCAATGTAATTACGATCAGTTTTTTCATTAACTGCAACAATATGAGCTTTTAATTTCATGGTATTATAATCACTAAATTCTTGACTATATGCATCTTTAATATCATTAGCTTTTTTTTGTAATTTACTTAAATCACCAGAAGAAATTAATCTAAATGTTATAGTTTTCTTTCTCATTGGAATATCTACAGTAAAATGTCCATATTCATCAGGTAATTCAACTAATTCTTTATATTGTAATTTAAGTAAATCTACAGTAGTTTTAAAAGCTATACCTGTCCTAGGATCAGCAGCTTGCACACTATAATTTGAACCATAAGATGAGGTTCTTAAGAATAGAATAATAGCATTTCTATCACCTTCCAATAAATCTTCAACAACAACTCCTTGAGATTTAATTTTACGTTTAAGTAAAATATCTAAAACACTACCATTTTCAACCAATGAAGGTGTAGTTAATAAATCTTCATCCTTTGAAGTCATATATTCAACATTTACTTCACTTAATCCATTCTGGTAAAATAATCCATTTGAAGGTAATTTAATAGTTTCGTAAACAGTCATTAAATCTGGATCAGTTTCCTTACTCATATTTTTTTCAAATTCGTCTTTATTAAAACTATATTTAGGTACTGAATCACCTACTACTGGATTAGTTCCTTCTTTAAATTTTCTTAAAGAGTCTGCAATTAATTCTTTTTGTGTTTTTTCTTCTGACATAATATATATTTATAGTTTTTTATTAATTTTTATTATAAATACTCATATAAAAAAAATAAATGTTTGTTTTTATCGTATAATATTATATAAGAATAATGATTATGAATTATAAATCAAAATATTTGACTGATCTTACTGAATCAGTAAATAGTGGAGAAGTAAATAAAGAATTAACTGATTTTAGTAATAAACTAGCTACAACAAATTTTAATAAGTTTGGTTGGAAAGAAAAACTAAAAGAAGTTGAGAAAATTTGGTTAGAGTATTCTAATGATGAAAATTATTTCACTAAAATACTTGGAAAAACTCCTGAAGAAATAACAGAAGCAGAACAAGGGTATAAAGACTATATGGTTAATAATAATGTTAAGACCTATGACGATAGAGTTTCACCTATGGTTGTTAATGGTTTATTAAATAGCACTTCTTACTTAACTGATGAAAGAAGTCCATATGAGTTTTTATTATTTAATGAAACCTTCGATACAAAACATATTGCCGAATGGGTTGATGTGCAAATAATTTATGAAATTGCATTAAATGATCCAATAGTAAAAGCAAAACAGAAAATTTACGATAATAATAAAGATTTTATTGTAGAAACTTTAGTTGATCTTAAAACCAGAAATAAATATAGGGTAGCAAATATGCTTGAATGCGTTGATAACGCAATTTCATTATATGAAAATACTGAAAACGTTGTTATTAATAAAGATAAAATTGATAGTGTATTATTACCAATCATTAACGAATTGTATTTAGATTTTAACGCTTATGAATTTATAGATAATTATAATAAAGCATATAAAAAATTTGGAAAAGGATTTTTAATTTTTGATGGAAGAAAATCACCAGATTTTGCTGAAATGTTTATCGAACAATATTGTAGACCATATAGATTAAAAAACGAAATAAAACTTTTTTAAAATGAATAAAACCTATGTATTATATATTGGTACAAGAAATGTTAGAACAAGTGATATTAGTGAATATCTTGAAAAAATAGCTGATAGAATATTTCCTATTCCACTACCTGAAGAAGCAACTGTTTTGATTTTACCAACAGATACTACTGAAAATAGATTAGAATGTATTGATCCATTATATATAACTAGTGAAGAATTAATATATAAGCACAATACATTATTAGCTGAATTAAACATGAATATAAAAAATATAACAAATGGATAATAAAATAAGAATAGGAATTGATATTAATGAAGTGTTACGTGCAAGATGGTTGCAGTTTGATAAATATTATTACGAAGAATTTGGTGATGAAGGTATTCCAGAACAACCATACGTATATGATTTCTTTAATACTTATAAATGGAAAGATACAACAGAAACAACTAAATTTTTAAAAGAACCAGATGCAATGCCTGATGATATTAATCCTCAGTTTTATCAACTAGATGAAAATGGTAATGCATTAGCTGATTCATTTTTATTTGAACCTTCTGAAGAACTTAAATTAAGTGCCAAAGAAGTATATAATCGTTTTTTATATCAAGATTATGTTTTTGAAATATTTGGTAGTGCACAACGAATGTATAAACAACTTGATTTACATTTTAAAAATTTTTGTATTGATTATGGTGATGATCTTGAAATAGTAATAGTATCTAAAGAAAATTTCTTTTCAATAGTACCTACACTTCACTTTCTAAGTATGATTGGTAGTAGGGCAACAAAATATGTATTTACAGAATCAAATGAAGAAATTTGGGAAAATGTAGATATTTTAGTAACTGCTGACCCTGAATTACTTAATAATGTTCCAGACGATAAATATGTTATTAAAGTAATGCGTCCTTTCAATGTTGAAATTAAAAAAGATTTCGAAATTATGGAAATTAATGATTTAAATAAACTTGAAAAACCATATAATATTGATATAAATAGTAAGGAATATGAAGCATATTTAGAATATGAAAAATATAATAAAAATAGTAAATTTTTAAAATTAATTAAATAATGGCAAAAGAAGTAATTGAAACTGAAATTAATTCCATAGAATTGGAAAAAATTGAAAAAATAAAAAAGTCGTTAGAAAATATACAGAATAAAAAAACTAAATTTTTATTTTGTGTTGCTGACACTCAAATACCTGTAGCATCTACATATGAAGTATATTTTCATGCAACAGTTGTGAAAAAAATGGGTTATGAAGTTACTATATTAACTGAAAGAGGTGATTATGTAATACCTACATGGATTGAATCTGAACTTACAGAACATAAGCATATATCTATGATGGATGCTAAACTAACAGTAGGCCCTGAAGATGTTATGGTAATTCCAGAAGTTTTTACTAATATTATGGAACAAACCAAAGACCTTCCTTGTATTAGAATTGTATTATTTCAATCAGTTGATTATACATTAAATAGTTTATTACCAGGTACTGATTGGAAATCATTTAATATTACTAATGTAATTACTACATCACAATCTCTTAAAGAATTTATTGAAACCTATTATGGTATTAATAAATTTAATACTAAAATTTATAATATTGGTATTCCAGAATACTTTAAAGATACTGATGTACCAAAAAAACCTATTATCTCTATTGTAGGTAGAAATTCAAATGAAATTTCTAAAATAGTTAAATTATTTTTTAGTAAATATCCTCAATATAGTTGGGTTACATTTGATCCTATGTTAACAAAAACAAAACCAGCTCAACCAATGAGACGAATTGAATTTGCTAATAGATTAAGAGAAAATTTTGCTGCTATTTGGGTAGATAGAATTGCATCTTTCGGAACATTTCCTCTTGAATGTATGAAATCAGGTGTACTTCCAATATGTTTAAAACCAGATATTACACCTGAATATATTATTGAAAGAGATGAAGATAATATTGCTGTGAGTGTTAATTCTGAAGCAGGTATTTGGACTTCTGATTATTATGAAATACCTACTATTATTGCTGATGCTATTCTTAATTATTTACAAGATGGTATACCTGATAGTCTTTATAATAATATGAAAGAGGTTTCAGAAAAATATAACCAAAAAAATGCTGAAGAACAATTAATTAAAATTTATGGTGAATTCCTTAATGAAAGAATTGAATTGTTTGAAAATATGATTAAAAATTAATATAAAGATGAAAAAAGAATTAGCTATAATAATACCAGTACACAAGTATAACGAAGAGATTAAAGAATATTTAATTAAAGCTTTAAATAGTATTAAACAACAAACTGATTTAGAGAATATTATAATTAATATTATTTGTCCTAATGATATTAAACCAGAAATTATTGAATTAAACTCCAAAGATTTATTTTTTAATATTTTAACCAATTACACTGAGAAGTTTGATTATCAATCTCAGGTCAATACTGCAATTATGTTGTGTGAAACAGAATATTTTACTGTATTAGAATTTGATGATGAATTATCTAAAACATTTGTAAAAAATGTTGATCAGTATATTAATGTATATCCTGATGTTGATTTGTTTATGTCGTTAATGATTGAAAAAAATAGTAAAGATGAAGGATTAAAATTTACTAATGAAATAGTATGGTCGCAACAGTTTGTAGGTGAAAATGGTGAAATTGGTGTATTAAATTTAGATTCGTTAAAACAATATAGTGATTTTAAATTATCAGGTGCTGTATTTAAACGTGATAAATTTTTAGAGGTTGGCGGATATAAAACAAATATATTATTAACATTTATGTATGAATTTCTTTTAAGAGCACTAAACAATGGTCTTAAAATAATGTCAATACCTAAAATTAATTATTCACATTTAGCTACAAGAGAAAATAGTTTATTTAATCAATATGCTAAAACAATGCCTATTCCAGAAAGAAAATTCTGGTTTGAGATAGCATCTAAAGAATATAATTTTAAAAATGATAGAGTCATTGACTTATCTGCTTTAAAAAGTGTTTAATTTTTAAATTTAATGGCTAAAATTAAAAAAAATGGTAATTATTTTGGTGAAAGGGAAGAGAAAGCAGTAATTGATTTTATACACTCAGATTCCTTAGAAGAACGAAATAATATATATAATTCAATATTGATTGAACCTTTTAAAATTATGATTCAATCAATATTGAGAGTATATCCTATTCATATAGGAAACTTTACAATGATTGAGGTAGAATCAGATGCTTTAGTACATTTAATTGATAGAATGGAACGTTACGATCCTGATACAATCACTAAAGCTGGAAATAAAACTAAAGCATATAGTTATTGTCAAACTATAGTTAGAAATTATTTTAAAGATCATGGTAGAAAAACTTATAATGAAAAAAAAATAAATCTTAATTATGATGATTATGTTGATGAATTTTCTAATAGTGACGAATATTCTTACGAATTAGATTATCGTGATGTACATGATACTACTGATTATTTAGAATTACTTATTAATGGAGTTATTGATAAAATTGAAGAAAAAATTAATAACGAAAATAATAATCTAAAGAAGAATGAAATTATTGTTGGTGATGCTATTATTAATATATTAAAAAATTGGAAAATTCTGTTTTTAGAAGATACACCTGATGCTAAATATAATAAAAAAATTACCAATAAATTTGCTAAAAATAAAATTTTATTCTTTATAAAAGAACAAACAGGTCTGTGTACCAAAGATATAAGATCATCAATAAAATGTTTTAAGGAATTATATCTTTTTGAAAAAGAAACGCATATACATAAATAAAATTTTTATGTATTTATATAAAACTAAACACAATGGCAAGAGCAGTACGTAGAAAGTTAAAATTTGATGAAGAAAGTGTAAATTCACTTCTTCAAGAAATTTATGATCAAAGTCATAATATCAACGCTAAAATAGCAAGATTATTTACTAAGTGGGAAACCAAAGTAAAAGAAGGTGGTGAAATCGCTGCATTAGGTGATAGTATAGTTAAATTAATATCTGCCGAAGCTAAAAACCAAGATCAAAAAATTGTTTTATTAAGATATTTAAAAGAAGTTGTTTTTGATAAAAAAGGTGCTGATTCTAATGAAACTAAAGATAATGAAGTA